ATGTCTGTCTCGTAAAGCTGGTAACGCTCATTGTAGATACGCTCGATTTGCGCCGCGACAATCTCTGGATTTTGCAGGGCGCTTATATCACCGCCAAGTGCCGCAATGACACGCAAGGCGTCCTGTTCGGTCATCACGCCACCGCCGACAACAGACAAACGCTGTGCGCCAAGCAAGCCTTGTAGTTGCCCGTTTTGATATGCCTGCGCAAACTGACCTGGCGACAAATCGCCTTTGTCAAAAAAGGTTTTTAATGCAGTGCTGAATTTGTCGGCCAACAGTTTGTAGCCGGTGTTTCTGTTTTCAAAGCCACCGAGGTAATCTTGTAACTGGCCCAAAGACTTCTCATGTTCCGCAACAGCCTGTTCTAGCTTAATCATGCCGCTTGCGCCCGTTGCATCCCGCGACAAGAAGCTTTTTACAGTAGGTTCTGCATCAGCGGGCAATGGGATAAGCGTGCCGTCTGGCTGACTTAGCAACATTTGTCCGGTTTCGGGGTTAAACACGCCATCGCCAATATACTCGTTCGTGCCTTTACGCACGAAAGGCCCACGCGATATGAAGCCTTTTTTGCTTGTCTTAGCTAGTTTCTCTGCCCTGTCTCTTGCATTGAATTGGTCAAGAAAACCTGTGAGGCCAGCACCGATGACTTGCCCTGTGCTGACCGGCTTGCCGACTTGTGGGCCAGCACGCTCAAGCATTGCCGCCGCGCCACCAAGAACACCGAATGTTTGAGGGTCGGTAAAGTTATTGCCAAGAAGGCCACCAAAGCCACCCTGCGGAAGCAAAGATGTTTCGTTTTGCATACCCATTGGGTTTGCAGCTTGCTCATCCGGCAATAGCCCACCGATCATGGATGGTTGCAAATTCCTAGCCTGCCGCATAATGGCATCGTCATAAGGCTGATTTATTTGCGGAGCCATTGTTGAGCGCCGAAATGGAGAAGGCACAGGTGGTGTGATAATAGGAGCAGCATTTGTCATTCCCAGCCCTGCACTCTGGCGCTGTCTGTTTCTTCCGCGAATAGCCATGCTTATCCCCTACATTAAGCCAAGTAAGCCGCCGCCAATAGCGCCGTACATTGGGTTAAATCCGGCAAGCTGCGCTAATTGTGCGCCGCCCATAGCCCCGCCAAGGCCGCTGCCTAATGGATTACGAAACACGGGGCGAGATGTGGTGCTGCCCATAGTTCCACCGCCTACCAGTGACATATAATTGGCAAGCTTTTCTTGGTCGCGGGTTTGTTGGAAATTGTAACGGTTCACCGCATCCTCAAGTTCAGCTTGTGCTTGCCCCTCACGCGCCTGACCAACCGCCGAAAGCCTCTCTGCACCTTGATAGTCCAAGTCAGCAAATTTAGGCGCAAGCTGTGCAGCTTGAAGCCGCCTTGCGTAATCCTGTGCGGCAGTCTGTGCCTGACCACCAAGTCCAGCCATTTGCCTGCCAAACATTGCCTGACTTGCCGCTTGCTGATTTTGTGCGCCCTGCATCTGCCTTGCCATATCTTGAGCAGACAACCCACCCAATGCGTTCAAGCCTTGCAGTTGCGTGTTAAATTGTGACTGCTGCAAGTCAGCTAGGTTTTGCTGTGCCGTTAACTGGTTCTGGCGCTCTCTGCCATAATCTTGATAAGCAATCTGTGATGCAGCGTCAGTGAGTCCTTCGGTAAGCAACTCCTGATTAGCGCCGCTACCAAGCCTGCCAGCACGCGCAAACTGGCTTTGTATCCTATCTTGGACCGGGTCAAGCGCACGACTGATTGCTGCGTCCAACCCGGGCGAACCACCAAGAAAGTCACCACGCGCTGTTTGCCGCGTCATATCCATTGTTTCACCAAGGTTAGTGCCGCCTGCAACGCCTCTTGCGAATGGCATAGCCGCGTTCTGCATTTGGCCAGCGGCGGCTTGGTTAAACACATTCATGCCAAGGCCAAGCCCACCACCCGTGCGAGCAAAATTGCCATAACCGGCAAGGGCAGGGTTGACCATGCCGCCACTCTGCGCAGTATTGACGACACCCTGCGCACCAGACACCAGAGGCGAACCACTCAATGCCCTGTCGCGGACCATTTGCAGTGCCATCTCGCTTTCGGGAGAAAAGCCAACGACAGTGCTGCCGGTGTAATAATTTGGGTTATCTGCTTGAAATTGCTCTTTTGCTTCTGCAAGTCCGTATTCTAAAAACGGTTTTGCATATGCTGGTGGCTCAACCTGTGTATTTACAGTTCCAGAACCGCCGCCGCCGCCACCACCTTTACTCATAGTGCTTCACTCCTACCGTTGCGGCTATCTCATAGCCATCCAATACCCGCATCCAGCCACGCCTGCCGACTATCTCGCTGGCAACACAGCCCCAATGCTTTGACCATTCCATTGCTTCTTTTTCCAAACCAAGCAGCGTTTCCAATTCACCGCCAGCCAGCCAAAAGCGGAGAGTCCTACGTTGCGGGTAATCAATAATTTCTGTGACAAGTGCCGCTTTGTCTGCTGGCCAAAACTGCGCATCCCCTACCAATACAAGGCGTAAAACATCATCAAGAGTGTGAGAGTTTTGCGCATATTCCAGCGCATCTTGCATGAAACCAGAACAACGCTCCCATTCAGCCGATAACCAAATATCCGTAGGTTCTATCGGTTTGGGAGTTGTTGGCATGGGTAACTGTGAAAGACTGTTTCGCTCTTGTGCTGATAAAGATTGTTCCATTGCCTGCTTCCGTTGCAGCATTAGCGGTTGTAGGCATCAGCAAAATGACGCTATCCGGCCCTGCGCGAAAATCTGTTACTGCTGTGGTTGCCGCACTTGCAGCGCATGTAAATGTGCCTGTGGCGTTTATGTTTCCATCAAGGATGCCGTTCACCACCTCTGCGGTAGTGCGGTCATCCGCACCCCCATAGGGCAGGCGTCTAAAGTTAAAGTCAGTCATCTCATGCCCATGGGCGCGGTAGTCATGTCGTAGCCTATCAATTCGCTCCAAGTGCCACTTAGGTCAAACTGCATCCGGTGAAACTTTGCAGCGGCACGAGTGGGCATAAAACCATCACTGTTTAAAGATGCGGCATCACCAAATGACACGGTAGCGCCTTGACTGTTTCTAGTGCCAATAGTTGAGGTAATCGTACCGCCTGTGAAATATGGCACGATGCGGGTAATGTTTGTGTGCCTGCTCCGCGTTATTTCTTGCTCACCTGTTGTAAGCTGCGCAGTCAATGTATCGCCAGTAAACGTGGCAAGCTTCTTGTCTTTCGCACCGCCAAAGAAGAATGTGCCGCCCTTAAATAACCGGCTGTCGAGGCTTGTGTTCAATGAGTCAATGTTGTTGTTAATGTTGTCAATCGCTTCCAGTGTGCTTGCCGCTGAGAAAAAGTTGCCAAGCATTTCATGTGCAACAACAGCATATGACCAGCGGCCAATCGCATAGTTATAAAACAGCACCGTGTCTGGCTCACCAGAACCACTAGCTATTGACGGGAAACCCCATGCAACAATCTGGTTCACAGGGTCAATCGAACAGGAAATGCGTTCTGCAAAGCCAATGTTCAGATTGTCATAAAACCACTTATTTACCTTCTCACTGCCGATTGGCTGGCTGCTCGCCCCATTGAATAGATAGAATCCATCATCAGACAAATAGAATATTGTTGATGGCCCAATAGCAGCAAAGCCACCCTCAAACGGAACGCCTCTGGCAGTTTCAATGGAGTCAAACTGGAATATCAGCGGACTACCGGAATATGTCATCCGGCTTATGCCCTTTTCCATTAGAATGATGCCCATCTCGCCACCGACAAGGCCGGTTACAGCACCCATATCGGCAATGTCTTGAAAGTCGGCCTGATTGGTGCCAACCGTCCAGCTTGTCTCATCACCAAGAGCCGACCACTGCACGCGGTATGGGTTTGTTACATAGCCAGTAACAACAAAGTCGCGCACCACTGTCACATAGCGTGATGCTGGCGCTCCCGAAATATCGGCCCATGCGCTAGACGCGCCAAGCGTCCAATACTGCAATGTCTCGCCGGTATCGCCAGCAGCAATAAGCTTGTTGCCAAATTGAGCAAAGTGCCAATTCATATAAGCGCCAAGCGTGTAACCGCCACCTTTGGACACATCGTCAAGGCCGCTGTCATTCGTGTCAAACTTATAAAGCTTGGTTTCATCGCCTGCGAATAAGTTGACTGAACCAGTGCTGTCCTTTGCTGCTATGATGCCCCGTATCCGGCCTGTCGCGGCCCCTGACAGGGTGGAAAGCGAGTTGATTGACCGATACCCTCTGGCAGAAGGAAGCACATTCTTTGCCACTGAAACAGGCACGCCAAAATCAGTCTGGTCTGGTAGCCATTCACCAAAAACAATCATTGCCGTAACCAAACCTCTGTGCCTGCGCTAACCGGCGTCCAAACCTCTGAACCGGCAGCAATCTCACTCCATGTTTCATCACCAA